AGAGTTGAGAGCAAAAGCACTTGATGCTGCTAACAAACCTTATGTACCACCACCAGAACCGGCATCAGTGGCAAAAGCATCACCAGTATCAGTTGCACCAGCAGCATCATTTGAGCCAGTGGCATCATTTGTTGCGACAGAAGTATCTGGTTTTGGTGGTAAACCAGCACCAGCACAGCCTGATCATCCAGAAAAATGATCAACTTTTTGATTAAAACACTTTCAGGTGAGGGTGAAAGTAATCCAAGTAGCAAGAGAGTAATTACCTTTCTTGCTTTCTTGCTGCTTGCTACTGGATTTATTGCCGAATTGTTTTTTGAAAGAAAATTGAATCCACAAACATTTGATGCTATAATGTATATTGTGTTGGGTGGATTAGGATTTACAGCATCCGAAAAATTCATATCAAAGGAAAAGAAATGAAAAAAGAAATAGTGTTCCTATCAATGATTCTAGCATTGCTTTTCGTACCACTTTCACAGGGTGCATTTGCTGCTGAAGAAAAGAAAGTATGTGTCAAAGAGTTTGACAATAAAACTAAAAAAGAAAAAGAAGTGTGCAAAACTATCAAAGTGCATAAGAAACTAGAAGGCACGAAGATTCCAGAGAAAAAGTAAAATGGACGGAGATGTAGCATTACGAGTAGAAGTTGGAGTTCTCAAAGAGAAGGTCAGTGCTATTGCTGACCTTTGTGAGAAGATGGACCGTGCTATTGGAAAACTCACCGATAATAATATGGCCATGACCAATCAAATCTACAACGATATGGACAAAAGAAAAGAAGATACCGTGAATGATATCAAAGAACTTCATTCACGTATCACCACAACAGATAGAAATCTTTCGGATAAGATTGAACTTACCGAACGTAGAATCATGGATGAAATCAAATCCCTACGTGACCATATTACCGAGCATAATCAAAAAGAAGATAGCGACATGAAGGCCATGCTTCAGTGGCGTTGGATGATTGCCGGTGGAGTTATTGTATTGGCATGGATTATTTCAAACGTGAAATTAGAATTTTTGGCAAAGTTACTGAATTGATTGACTTCTGTGAGGAGTATTGATATAATGATTACATGGCACTTTATACTGACACAAAATACATAAGATTAGTTTCTTCACGTTTACGCAATTTCAAACAGAAGAACGACAATCTTTGGAATTTCTCATGTCCCTATTGTGGCGATTCCAAGACGAACACACTCAAAGCCCGAGGTTATGTTTTTGCCAAAGGCAATGATTTATTCTATCGCTGTCATAACTGTGGAGTAGGTACAAATGTCGGAAATTTCATCAAACATGTCGATCCATCATTACATGATGAATACGTATTCGAGAAATACAAATCAGGAACTACCTCCAACACGTATCACAGAACGAGTAGTGTATCACCAAGAATCATCACCAACCCACCCAAATTTGGTCACATCAAAAAGCGCAACATATTTGAACATGGGACCTGGATCAACGATTTACCGAGTGGACATTTTTGTCTAAACTACGTAGAAAATCGTCAGATACCTAAAGAACATTATGATAAGTTGTTGTTCACTTCGAACTATAAAGCATTTTGTGATGCGCTGATTCCCAATCACGATAAAAACTTAGTTGAAGATGCAAGATTAGTCATTCCTTATTTCAACTATCAGAATGAATTGATTGCAGTATCTGGTCGTGCATTAGAGACAAGTGATTACAAACTTCGTTATGTTACATTGAGAACAGATGAATCAACAAATAAATTGATTTATGGCACCGATAGAGTTGATTTGACTAAGAGAGTTTATCTTGTTGAAGGTCCACTTGATTCTTTGTTTCTGAATAATTGTGTAGCAAGTGGTGATGCAAATCTTGCTTTGACGGTGAAAAATATTCAAGCAAAAGAAATTACCTTGATATTTGATAATGAACCACGAAATAAAGAAGTATGTAAGTTGATTGAAAATGCAATCAAATCGAATCACAATGTCGTAATTTGGCCAGATAGTGTTGAAGGTAAAGATATCAATGAGATGATATTGAATGGCTTTTCATCTGGCGAAATTCAAGAGATTATAGATAGTAATACATTTTATGGACTTGAGGCAATAGCCAAATTTACATTTTGGAAGAAAATATGAGTGTGAAATTAATTGGTGTCACTGCACCCTGTGCAGGACATAATTCTGCTGAAGATATGATTGTGTACATGGCACGTGTGTCAAATCCTAGCAATCAAGATTTGTCACAAGGTGATGAGAAACTTATTCGTTATCTTATCAAAAATCAACATTGGTCACCATTTGAAATGGTCAACGTTGTTATGGAAATAAGCACAACAAGAGATATCGCAAGACAGATTTTGCGACATAGGAGTTTTTCTTTTCAGGAATTCAGCCAACGATATGCTGACCCAACAAAAGAATTAGGATTTGAATTGCGTGAAGCAAGATTACAAGATACAAAGAATCGTCAGAATAGTATTGAAACTGAGGATAATGAACTGAAGTCTGAATGGATGATTAAACAGATGAATGTCATTTCAGAAGCAAAAAATGCATATGAATGGGCGATTGAAAATGGTATTGCAAAAGAACAAGCACGTGCAGTTTTGCCAGAGGGTAATACACAATCACGTATGTACATGAATGGCACATTGCGTTCATGGATCCATTACTGTCAGTTGCGTATGGAGAATGGCACACAAAAAGAACACATGGAAGTAGCAAAAGAATGTTGGGAAATTATCAGAGATGAATTTCCAAATGTGGTAGCAGCACTAGAACAATAACAACGGAGATAAAATGGCAGAAGTCAATGGTATTCAAATAGACTATACAAGGGATCAATTATTCGATGAACTCGGAATCAAAAGACTCAAAGAATCATATATGCGTGAGGACGAATCAAGTCCACAAGAAAGATTTGCGTCTGTATCAAAATCTTTTGCAAGTAACACTGAACATGCTCAACGTCTTTATGAGTATAGCTCTAAGCATTGGCTTTCTTATTCTACTCCTATTCTTTCTTTTGGTCGCAGTAAGCGTGGTTTGCCTATTAGCTGTTTTCTTCCCTATTTGGACGATTCAGCAGAGGGTCTCGTCAATACTCTATCGGAAGTAAACTGGTTATCAATGTTAGGAGGTGGAGTTGGGATCGGCCTGGGAATTCGTTCTGCTGACGATAAGTCCGTTGGCATTATGCCTCATTTACGTACTTACGATGCATCTTCATTGGCATATAGACAGGGTCGTACACGCCGTGGGTCTTACGCTGCTTATCTTGATATATCTCATCCTGATATTCTCTTGTTTTTAGAAATGCGTAAACCAACTGGCGATCCAAATATGCGAACGCTAAATCTGCATCATGGCATCAACATTACAGATGACTTCATGCGCTTGATTGAAAAAGCCATGATTGACCCACAAGCAGACGATACATGGGAACTCAAAGACCCACACAGTGGTGAAGTCCGTGACAAAGTTTCTGCACGTGAATTGTGGCAGCGCATTCTTGAAACACGTATGCTGACTGGTGAGCCATATATTCACTTTATTGATACAAGCAATCGTATGATGCCAGAGTTTCAAAAGAAAAAAGGTCTGAGCATCAAGCAATCTAATTTGTGTTCTGAAATTATTTTACCTACAGACAAAGAGAGAACAGCAGTTTGCTGCCTTTCTTCTGTAAACTTGGAGTATTATGATGAGTGGAAAGATAATGAACTTTTTCTTCGGGACGTGGCCGAGATGCTGGATAATGTACTTCAGCACTTTATTGACAACGCTCCTGATTACATTGCTAGAGCCAGGTACTCTGCCCAGCAAGAGCGCAGCATCGGTGTGGGGGCTCTTGGTTTTCATGCTTATCTACAAAAACATAACATACCGTTTGAGTCGGCGTTAGCAACCAGTGCAAACAATAAGATATTCAAACATATCAAAGAGAAACTAGACAATGCAAATCTTGAACTCGGCAAAGAACGTGGTGAGGCTCCTGATGCAGCTGGTACTGGCCAACGCTTTTCTCATCTCATGGCTATTGCACCCAATGCTTCTTCTTCTATTATTATGGGCAATACTTCTCCTAGCGTGGAGCCGTACCGTGCAAATGCCTACAGACAAGACACACTCTCAGGAGCATATCTAAACAAGAATAAGTTTTTAGATAAAATCATTCAGGAGAAATGTGATGATGACAAATCACTGGACTACCAAGAAATCTGGTCAAGTATTATTGCAAACGACGGTTCCGTTCAGCACCTCGATTTCTTGGATGAATGGACAAAAGATGTATACAAAACTAGTATGGAGATTGACCAACGATGGGTTGTGGACCACGCCGCTAACCGACAAAGTTACATTGACCAAGCACAATCCATTAACTTATTTTTTAGACCTGATGTAAATGTAATGTATCTTCATGCTGTTCACTTTCAAGCATGGAAGCAAGGACTTAAAACACTTTACTACTGCCGTTCCGAAAAACTAGCAAAAGCAGATAAAGTATCAAAGAAAATTGAAAGAGAAATTATTCAAGAAATTGATTTGAAAGAACTTGCTTCAGATAACTATGATGGTTGTTTAGCGTGTGAGTGATGAAAACAATTGCTCTGTTCGTTCAACATCCTAAGTGTTCAGTACAATCAACAAATGGTGTAATCAAGGCATTAGGTAACGGCTACAATTACAAGGTATTCACGAAACATGAAACGGAAGACGATTTCTTTGATAATGTGGATCTTATCTGTTTTCCTGGCGGTGTCGGTGATGCTGATTCCTATGATGTATGCTTTAAACATCATGAACGAAGTATCAGACGCTACATTAGAAACGGTGGTAGGTATCTTGGAATTTGTATGGGTGCTTACTGGGCTGACAGGAATTATTTGGACATTGTGGACTCTGTGGAATGCAAACAATACATTCGTCGTCCGAACACCTGTACAAGAAGGTCATATAGCAAAGCAGTGGATTGTAACTGGAACGGCAGACCGGGCAAATTCTTCTTTTACGATGGTACTGCATTTATCGGAGATGAGTCCCGCTATGAAGTTGTTGCACGATATACCAATGGAGACCCTGCTGCAATCATCCAAGGAAAAATCGGACTGATAGGTCCACATTTAGAAGCAGAAGAGTTTTGGTACGATAAACCTTATTTACATAAACACTGGAATGATAATCAACATCACGCACTTCTCAGGGAATTTGTAAATCAATTGATGGAGAAGTAGGATGTGGCCTTATATTTTTACATTTGTGAGTATGTTTGTGACAGATATTGTTTACACACAGTTACTCAAATCAGTTCAGAATGATAAACCATTTGCTTCAAGCATTTGGGCATCATTGATTACATTTCTTGGGGGTGTAGCAATTATCAACTACACTAACAACAACATGATGATTATACCAGCAGTGTTAGGTGCTTTTTTTGGCACATACGTTGGTATGAAATTTCACTTACATGAGAAAAAATGGCACATTTAGTCGCAAATATACCACCAGTTCATTGTTATATTCGTAAAGAGTTTCTTTATGACTTTGAGAAGGGACATGGTGAATACGAACCCTGCATTTGGATCACATTGAAAAGCATTCGTGGTCAAGCATTTAGAATAGAGGCATACTTACCGAACTATGGCGCACTTTATGACAAACTACCTCTCCATGCGTTTGTATCACGCTCAGAGAATCTTGACCCTAAGAAGTTTTTACCTCTAGATACATTGCAAATCTGGGACTGTTTCAGTTATGATTTCACTGTGATACAAAAAGCATTTTTGCGTAATCTGTCGGCAAAGTTCTATGCCAAAGATAAACAGTTCTATCAAGGTAATTATTTGTTTACAGTTGACCACTCAGCACCAGATTTGAATATCATTGATACAAGTTATGCTGAATGGCCAGAGGACCATAAGAGCTTTAACTTCATCGAACTAGATAATGGACAATATGCTGCACAGCCAAACAATCGTTGTTTATTTTTGGACGCTGCAAGCAATCCTAAACAGTTGAAGTTCCCTGACTTCAAAGTTTGCACAAAGAAATATGTCGTTGAGCAAAATCCAAAGTGGAGTTTAGGCGATACAGATACAGTAATGTACGAAGAAAGTTAAGATGAAAATGGGTATAAACATGATTGTATTTGCTTTTCTAATGGCATATGCAATGAGTATAATGAATATTTTTGGTGTTGCCCTTTGTGGCATTGGCTTTTTAGTAATGATGGTTCTTATTGAAGATTTGGAAGACATTGAGCAAGAAACAAGAACTCATGAGTTGTATCGTAAACATAGACAGGAGGCATTATGGCAAAGCAAAGAACAGAACCAGGAAAAAGTGGCCACAAAGCGGTCCACAAGAGGACCAAGCAAGGCGGTATCAAAAAAACAGCAAGCATGAGTAAACACGAAAAGCGGTCATACAAAAAATATAGAGGACAGGGAAAATGAAACGAATACTCAGATTCACTGCTCCATGGTGCAATCCATGTAAAGCACTGGCAGCAAGTTTAGGTGAGATTGATACTAAAGTGCCGATCGAAGTAATCGACATAGATGTTTATCCAGAAATAGCAGAAGAATATGGTGTGAGAAATATACCAACTCTTGTTATGTTGAGTGAGAACATAGAAGTAAAAAGAATAACAGGATCAAAAACAACAAAAGAACTCAAGGAGTGGATCTACAATGACTAAAAAGCAGCAAACAAGATTAACCGACGAAAGAACATCGTTCAAGCCATTTGCCTATCCATGGGCATATGAAAAGTGGCTACAGCACGAACAAAGCCACTGGCTTCACACCGAAGTGCCGATGCTTGAAGATGTCAAAGATTGGAAAAACAAACTAACACAAGAAGAAAAAAACTTTCTGACGCATATCTTTCGTTTCTTTACACAAGGTGATATCGATGTTGCTGGTGGCTATGTCAAAAATTATCTGCCATATTTTCCACAACCAGAAGTTCGTATGATGCTGTTGGGTTTTGCTGCACGTGAAGCATTACACATTGCTGCATATTCACATCTGATTGAAACACTGGGTATGCCAGATACAACTTATTCGGAGTTTATGGAATATGAGGCTATGCGTGAAAAACATAATTATGTACTTGATATTAGCTCACAGAATGGCGATGCTGCTTCT